AGCCGCCCCTTGCGGGGAACCAAGTCCAGCGGCGTAGTTCCAACTGGGTTGTAGCTGACTTACTCCTCCATTATAATATATATCGACCAAATGTCAAGAGGTTCTTCAATGTTTTTTCAAAGTTTTTTAGAATTGTCGTAAACCCTTGTAATTAAAGGACTTACGGCTTGGCGGCGGGGGCCTTTTTGGGGTAAGTCCTATTTGTAGTGTGACATTATGAACACCGCAAACGATACCCAACCGGCTGCAATCGTAAAGAACGTAAAGCTTTTAATTTTATCACGCATAATTTTCTACCTCATCAAAATTCCATTCCCATTCAATCGGCGGGGCGATTTCCCATAGTTCAGCACCTTCGGCCTGTACCATAGAGTTTGACCTGATGTCGTTCAGGTTAGAATATCCTAGTTCAGGAAAAGGGCAACCGTCCATAAAGCCAAACGCGATTCCGTCCTCCTCTTTATCTAGCTGGAAAAATTCCCAACCATTGTAAAGCATGAACCACGCGTGAACTGAGTGCTCGTTTCCAAATGTGTCTTTTACTTTTCGTGTTATCATTTTCTTTTTTCCTTCTTTCAATATTTTCTAGTCGTTGATAGTAGCGGGCAAGCTCCATAGATTGGCATCGTCTCATTTTCATGGCCATATAATTCCTTGTAAAACAAAACCGGCAACCATTGCGACTAAACAAAAATAAACGTTTCGTCTTTGTTCTTTGCTACTCATACTTCCTCCAATAAAGCGTTAACGTGTTCTTGCGTGTGGCATGGAATCATATTTCCATATGCCATAAATGTCCAATTAAATTCTTCACCTATCCATTGATGAATTGCTGTAGGATCGCCAGAGTGCGAGATATGAAACGGCAACTCTAGCCACATCGTCGTGAAGTGTTCGAGGTCTTGCCATTCTCCCATCGCTGGATTGATGTTTCGCTTACTTACTTTACAAAATACTCTAGGATAAATTACTTGGGTTTCCATCTTAATCCTCCATCAAATCGTCAGCGTCAATCATGCCACTGTTGACCATACCGCCAACCATAGCCATCATATTTTTATGAAGCTGAACTTCATCAGCTTCGTTATCGCTGTAGTCCAAACCTTCGGACAAGTCAACAAAATCCGTTCCGCCTTTGTGCGTGGTGAAGATAGATTTTTCTTCTACCTGCTTACGGAGCTTCTCAATGTTGCGAGCCTTTGCCGCTTTCGCTTTTTGGTGTGCGGTTTCACCGTCTGCGATTTCTTCGCACAACTCATCCAAGCGGGCAAGCGAGCGACCACCACGAACATCATCATGGAACGACTCCGGCAACCATTCATTAGGTACAACGAAACATTCTTTTACGGCAACTTCTAATTCTTTCAACATTTGTTCAACGCTTTTCATAATCAATTTCCTTTGTGTTGTGTTTTGTATACTTAAATTTTAATCTATGGAATTGTATTTGTCAAGGGGTCAGGAGTAAAATTTTTGCCTATCTCCGACGATTTTATTCCATTTTTTTAGGACGTAATCCCGTTTGCCCTGACACTCAGGATTGGCGATACTGTTATCACCTGCATGACTGCAAATTATCCACTTGCCACTTCTCCAGTGACGCACTAGGTAGCGTGTGCCGGTTGCGGTTTCTTTTGAGCGTTTAATTTCATAAGCTATGTATTTCATTTTTATTTCCTTTCTGTTATGTGTCCTATTATAACATATATCGGCTACTTTGTCAATAGCTCTTTAACTAATTTTCATAAAATTTTGTGATTTTTATTACAATCCAGCCGACTGGTAGAAGCAAAGCCGGAACAACAATAAACATCATAAACTCATCAGATAAACCAAACATTAAATTTCCTCCAAACGAACTTGAGCCATGCGAATCATTGCACGCCATCGGACAACGGAAACGCCGGTTGGACGAACCAACTCAGCCCCGTAGCAAATCAACGTCATTAACTTTTCAATCTTCATATATATATTATCGCCTATCGGCGTGACACATTAGGTCACTCACCCCCAACAAAATATTATTTTTTCCTAAATAGTTGTAAGTCGTTGCAAATAAAGGACTTACAGCTTGGCGGCCCGCCCCGCGACCCCCTAAAAGGGTGGTTCGTCGACGATTTCAATCTCTATAGATTCATCATCATCGTCCGCGTGGGTTAGTTCGCTCTGCTCCTCGCACCACATCCAAAATTGTAAAGCACCGTCATCTTCGGGTTGTTGGTAATCTCTTGGATCGCTCATAAGACCACTCCTCATAAAGACCAAATAAAACAGGAATCGTGACAGCGGCGACAATCGCCCAGTTCCAGAATGTAATCATTTCGTTACTCATATCAGTCCCAATCTCTTAAAGCATAATTTTCCCACTCAGCGGCATACATATCAACGGGGTCGATGTCGCTATAGTCATCGTCCCACGGCTCAGACGGATACTCTACGCCGTACAACGCTTCGAGTTCATCGTCGAACCCGTCAAGGGTGTCAAGCTCACCGATGGAATCATCGGCTTCGATAGCATCCCCTTCGGGAGCGGAAAGCTGGAATTCCTCGCCAGCTTCCTGTTCATCAAGCCAAGCGGAATATTCGTCCCAGTCGGCCTGTGTAGGCTCGTAAGAAACAAGTTCGTCGGACTGGATAGAAGTGTCAAATTTAGAGAACATAGAAAAAACCTTTCAAAAAGTGTTGTGAAAAAAATCTTACGGGTACGGGTTTCACCTACTGAATACTGAGCTTTTCGCTCCACCGTTTTAGAAATTCACTGGATTGTTGTCCTCGCTTTCATATCTTAATTATACCATAAAAAGTAAATTTGTCAAGGGGTATCTGAGATTTTTTTAGAAATTTATTGTAAAACTTCCGCACCCAAAAGACCAACCAAACAAGCACCCAACAATAGTAAAAAAAACGTCATATCAATCTCCTTTATTCTATTATATATTATCGGCATTGTCAAGCCCATAGCATTAATAAAAATCAGGAAAAGGTAAAGTTTTTTTCGAATCGTCGTAAGTCGTTGCTATCAAAGGACTTACAGCTTCGCGGCGGGGGCATTTTCAGCCCCTAGGTACATATGCAGCCCTAGGCGGCTGGTTAGGCTAAGACGGTAGGCATCCGTCAAGGATACCACCGTGAGCGTCAAGCTCTGCCTGTACTACCTCAACCGGCACGTAACCGTAAACGGTTTCTGTGTAGTCGTGATCGTCAAAGCATTCTGCATACTGGCGTAGCTCTGCTGTCTTGGGTGTAGTAGATGGAAAGCCACACTCTACCGTAACAGGTACGTCGTTAGTGTTACGCTGTGAGTAGCTACCACTGTGAGCCTGTACGCTAATAGTAAAGCCATCGTTGCAAGTTATTCTAGGATTGTGAGAGAACATATTAAACCTTTCTAGTGTAGTGTAGTTGTGTGGTGCGTATCTTGAATAGCTCGCCAGCTATGCTTGCGACTAGGGCAAGGCTTGCGGGTTAAACCCTTAACCACCTGAATCAACTCGGTAGGTGATACCACACTCGTTACAAGTGTGTTGATTGTAACACGTACCAAGATTGGTACGAGTCATATTGTAATCTCTTACAATTTCCGGTGTGCGAGTAATAACACCGTTTTCCGTACTGCACATGATAGTCTCACGCTCAGTACCACACTCGGCCAAGTGCCTAGTGTATTCTTTTGGCTGTTGTTTCCAGCCATTCATAATTCCTAAATCAATCATAACATTTCCTTTCGTTGTGTTGTTATATGTTAAGTATACCATATATATCGGCGTTTGTCAAGCCTAATCTTTATTTATTTATGGTATTTTGTAAAGTTTTTTTCTTGTCCCACAATCGCTGTAGGTCATTCATCAGACAGTTTTTATTGTACTGTCCTAATTCCTTATTGTAACGAATCAAAGTTTTTTCGATTCGTCGGTCAATTTTGAATAGTTCTAGTTTAGCATTTTGTTTTGTGATAGTCATTTTATTTCCTTTCGTTGTGCTTTTCATTATACTATATTTATCGTCATTTGTCAAGAGCAATCTTTAACTTTTTACAAAGTTTTTTTAGATAGCACCAAGCAACCAAAGCGTACCATATACATAGGCAAGCATTGCAGCTATCATTGTTGGTATGATAACCGTCAGCATGATGAACCAGTTATAGATAACGGAGCCGATTGAGTTTCTTTCGCGTAACATTTGGTTTACCTTTCGTTTGTTGTGTTAACTTCTTATGCTTTAAGTATATTATATATATCGGTATTTGTCAAGAGTAATCTTTAATTATTCTGAAAGTTTTTTAATTTATTTTTTGTTGCCGATTGTTATTAACTTATTCCCTTATTAATTATATCGACATTATAATCTAAAAACTTTAACTTGTCAACACCTATCAGCGTATTTTCCTAAAAAAAGATGATATTTCTCCTAAGTCGTTGCTATCAAAGGACTTACGACTTTGCGGCGGGGGGTTTTATCTTCAAAGTCCAATGTTGTCGCCATCGTAAAAAAAGCCTTGGTGGTGCAGACGAAACAAGGACGCTCGATTACGGGTGTCTTACCTAAACTTAACCTGTAAATGTGTATATAGAAAAAGGACTAGAATGATACTTCTAGCCCCTTTTCGATGCGATAGGCACCCTCTTAACTCTCCCAAGTACGATGCCTTCCTCTATTCTTTCTGCGTTTTGCCCACCCTTTTGCCCTCTGGCTTTTAGGCTTCCATTGCTTCTTGCCCTTTCTTTTCATAATCATATCTGTTAATCTACTGTTTGCTTGTTCCAATCCCACCTTTTTGCCGTTTTTGAATTCTATTTTCTTATGGCAACGCTCACATAGCGGTATCATGTTATTGGTATTTTGACCACTAAGATTTTGAGTATTGTAGTCCATGTGATGAATCTGAAGTCCTTTCTTCCATCCACAGACGAAACACTGGCAGCCGTGCTCTTCTATTACTTTAGGTTTTATGACCTCCTTCCACAGGTCACTCTTTAGATACTGACTGTAATGTCCATACCCTAATTTTCTTATGATTTTGTCTCGATCTTTGTTAGGTTGATACCTATAACCCATAATAGTCTCCTAATAATGAAAAATGTAGTGTCTAATTAGTTTCAAATGATCTGACATATCTATTTCTCCTATTAGAAAAGGTTGGAATTAGAGTTTTCCCTCTTCCTACATACATAATAGTCAAGAGTGTAGGAAAATGGAAGGAAAGTCGCCCTAAAAAAGAAAAAAAGAATGAAAAATTCTCTCAGTGCGGACCAAGACCAATTGTACCTGTAAAGTGTATAGCAGGTACTCAGTTGGATTTGTGAGCAGTTAGGTCTTTATAAGCTGGTTTCTTTACACTTACAAAATTTTTTGCCTTACGGCCTTTACAGGACTAGGTTGTCATGGTGGGACATTGCCTAGATTTAGTTTTGCCTAACCTCGGAGTCCTTGGAAACTCGCCTTTAACTCAAAATTTATCAGATGGACTTGGACTCGATACCACAGCCCCGTTTAACGGATTTATACGAATATTTACTGAATTCGATCACTTTTCAACCATTGATCTACCCTATTATATGCTTTTCCGTGAAATTTACCAATTTCGTTTTTGGGAAAAAGACCCTTTCTGTGTATTATATATTGGTAAGCATTACATATAGCGAGGAATAAATTATGTCGAAGAAAAATGTTAAGAGTTGTGATTCAACTTTAAACTGTAAGAGTACTGCGTCCCTAAAGGAAGAAATTAAGGAAGACCTAGAAAAATCAGACGGGTCACTAAAGGAATTACTAGAAAATGACGACACAGAACAATCAGAAGAAGAAGATAAGTAATTATGGCGTTGCTGTAGGGGTACCATCAGAAGGCGATGATATAGAATTATTGGAGCCTAGGACTGAATACCTAAAACTTGCCAACAGTTACTTAAGAGAAGTCCCAGATGACATCTATTTACAAAAAGTCATCCCCTCGGACAATATATTCTTCTACAAAGTAGAATATTTCGATGAATCACCTTGGCCCAAGAGAGAACTTCTGCTGGCAGAGGTAGGTATTGGTAAAATTGTAGGCCAAGGAAAGAGAAAGACCCTAAAAAGGATCTCAGCCAAGTCACGAGTGACCGGTGACAACATAATTGATGGCGTAGCCAACTGGTCTAGTGCTCGTAATAACAAACCTACCGAATTCCCTAAGTATTCTCGCCTCTTAATTACATCTTATTGCCCAGAAAACATTACCCACCTCTTTTCTTTAGAAGATACCGTACTCTGTTCTCTTGGAAACGGTAGACCAGAACTAGTTTATCTAGAAAATAACTCCGTTCTTGCAAAAATAGATGGAGATATAAAGTCTGCTAATATACGAACCCTCTTTTTGGCTGATGATCTTCCTATTATCAGTAATTCCTCTAGGTTTGAACTATCAGGTAAAGATTCAAACATACTATCTAACTCTATTACCCTAAGAAGTACTAGATCTCGCCCTACTAATCCTCAAAAAGGAACAATAGTATACAATTCTAGAAAAAAAGCGTTTGAAGGCTTCGATGGTGCAGAGTGGAAGACTCTCAAGTGGGAGGATTAAGATGAAAATACCCAAAGGAATGACAGAACAACAGGTTATAGATCAAATAGAGAAGGTTTGTAATAGAATATCACCTAAATATACCTTCTATGGTTATACAATAGATGATATAAAACAAGAATCCTTTATTATTTGCATGGAAGCCCTACATAGATATGATGAATCTCGCCCCCTTGAGAATTTCCTCAGTGTAAATCTATCCAATAGACTCAAAAACTTCATTAGAGACAATCATTACTTCTCTGGAGACAGTGAAGACCGAATCAAACTGATGCAACCGGCTCAATTAGACCATGAAAACAGCATTGTTGATGAAGATAACCCATACGAAGTATCTTACGAAGATTTAGAACTAAGAGATATGGCCGAATTGATCAATGAGCACATACCAGCAGACATAAGAATGGACTACTTGAAGATGATTAATGATGTTTATATCACAAAACAGAAGAGGGACGACATTATTAATATTATTTTAGAGATTCTTGAGGAGTATGGTTACCATGAAGAAGGGTAGATTCTCCAAAGAAGAGATAAAGTACATAGAAGACAACATGAATCTCGGTTATGAACATATTGCAACCGAACTAGACCGAGATCCAGAGAGCGTCTTCGGTTTTATCAAGAAAAAAGTAACAAAGGGCGAGTTTGATCGTCCAGTTTGGATGGAAGAACCCGCAGAATTAGAAAAAGCACAGTACGATCTTACCTTTAGACCATACTGGTCAGAGTTACAACAGCAATTTTCTGAAGATGAGCTAAAATTATTCCAATACCATTGGGCACGTATCATCTCTCAGTTTAAAGATGACGTTATACCGACTGAAGAACTACAAGTAGTTGACTTGATTAAACTTGAACTACTTATGAATAGGGATCTAAAACATAACAAGGAGAACATTGAGCAGATACATGCTCTAGAAGCTCTAATATTGGCCGAGAGACAGCATGATCCAGATCAGATAGATAGAGACAACCTTTTTAATATGGAGCGTCAGGTGGCCTCCCTGAAGGCCTCAACGGAATCTCTCAACAAAGACTACAGAGAGCTGCAAACCAAAAAGAACTCAATGCTTAAAGAGATGAAGGCAACAAGAGAGCAACGTGTTAAACGTTTAGAGGATAGCAAACAGAACTTCACCAGTTGGATGGCTTACTTGGTTGGTAATCCAGATGTAGCTATGCAATACGGCGAGGAGATGGAAAAGATGCGTTTAGCAATGGAGAAGGAAAAAGATAGATTATCAGCATACCATAAATATACTGATGATATGGTAGATCAGCCTTTTCTAACACCGGATACAATTAAAGACTAATGAAAAGTATTGCAATATGTTTAATAGGGACTAATGCTTATTTTACTTTAGCTATTAGATTCATTAACAGGTTTTTTCACTTTTATACAGGAGACAACTTATATAGGTTTTACCTCTTCACAGATAGAGATCCTAAACCTTTTCTTCCAGAATATACTGATTATGTTTGGGTCAAAGCGGCTCACGATAACTGGGCAGATGCAACTAATTCCAAGTTCACCTCAATGTTATCCATCCCAGAGCACGATTATATATACTACTTTGACGCAGATACGAATGTAAATCGTAAGTTTGGTGACTGGTTTATTGGAGACCTAGTAGGGGGTCAGCATTTTATGTATCAAAATGCCGGATTTCATTACATGCCTTTAGAGAAAAATGAAGAGTCGAACTGTTTTCTTCCATATGAAGAAGGTAAGAAGTACTCTTATTACTTAGGTGCATTTTTTGGGGGGCGATATGATCTTGTTAAAAAGATGTGTATAGAACTAAAAGCAAGACAGGATCTAGATCACTCATTAGGATACGAAGCACCCGTAAATGATGAAAGTTACATTAATTATTACTTTAACAAGTTTGAAGTGAAAATTATTTCGACTAAAGAGTTTCAATTCGAGATAAGTCACAAGGGCGGACTCAAGATATTTAGAGACCCGAACGTGAAGTTCATAGAGATAGAAGAACTAATAAGAAAAAACAAAGATTCAATTTTTAACATTTTAAATGGGAAATACATAGAGGAACAAATATGAAAGCTATTATTTTTGGCGTTACAGGTCAGGACGGAAGTCACCTATCGGATCTATTACTAGGCAAGGGCTACGAAGTAGTGGGTGTTTGCAGAAGAGCCAGCACAGACAACACAGAAAGAATCAAACATATTCTTGGAAATCCTAGTTTTAATCTCGCTCAAGGCGACATTACCGATGCTCATAGTGTCATAAATATTCTAAAAGAACACGATGATGTAGATGAAATCTATAATTTAGCCGCACAAAGTCATGTAGCAGTGTCTTTTAAGCAACCCGGACTGACTTGGGACATAACAGGCAAGGGCTGTTTAAATATCCTACAGGCGGTGGTAGATCTAAAATTGTCAGAAGCCAGATTCTACCAAGCAAGTTCCAGCGAAATGTATGGAAAGAATTACGATACAGATAGAGACCAAAATAAATTTCAAAACGAAGATACAAAGTTTTTACCTCAGAGTCCTTATGCTATAGCAAAATGTGCCGCACACCATATGACGAGACTTTTTCGTGAAGCATATGACCTCCACGCGAGTGCTGGCATTTTATTCAATCACGAAGGGCCGCGAAGAGGTGAAACATTTGTCACAAGAAAGATTACAAAATGGATTGGAGACTTCGTGAAATGCGAACGAGATCCAGAGTTTCCAAAGCTACGTCTAGGCAACTTGGAAGCATTCCGAGATTGGGGGTACGCGGGAGATTACGTGGAAGCGATGTGGATGATGCTACAGCAGGATAGCCCAGAAGATTATGTCATCTGCACCGGAGAAACTCATACGATTCGTGAGTTCTTAGACGTAGCGTTTAAACATGTGGATATTGAAGACTGGAGTGATTATGTGGTTATTGATCCAGAATTCTATAGGCCAGCAGAAGTGGATTATTTAAGAGGTCTTAATGACAAGGCTGTTGAAAAACTTGGATGGACACCAAGACACTCATTTGAAGACCTAGTTAAAATGATGGTAGACCATGACAGAGTGGTTTAGCTGGATCAACCAGAAAACTAACAGATGAAAATTTACAAGATTTATATGGACCTATCTTTAGTTATGTCAAGACTAAAGAGGTTTAACTTAGGAGAATATTCCAATACTTACCCGACAATTTTTATCGAAGCCAGAGATCCGGATGAAGCCTGTCACCTAGCAACATATAAGCTTGTAGAAATAATATTAAAGCAGGATCATTCACCAGAAACAAGCTCCTTAGCCAAAGACATACTATATGATATAACAATAAGAAAGATTAAGATACCCGGATGAGAAGAAACTACGACGACCCGGTTTACAAAGAATGGAGAAGGCTTGTTTTATCGAGAGATAAGCATAAGTGCCAGATGCCTAACTGTAAGCACACGAAGTTTTTACAAGTACATCATATTAGAAAATGGTCTTCCGCATCCACACTAAGATTTGAGATAGAGAACGGTATCACATTATGTGCAAGGTGTCACAAAGAAGTAAACAGGAACGAACATTTTTACGAATCCTTATTTTCAGAAATAGCGAGAAAGAACAGTGGCTAAATCAAAACCCTTTACAATAATAAAAGACTCTAGAGAACAGGAAGGCTATACATTTGAGCCTAGCTCCTCTAGATACCATACGTGTAAAGGTATGGTTACTAGAAAGTTAGATACAGGTGATTATAGTATAGAAGGTCTTGAGGATAAGCTTTGTATCGAGAGAAAAGCGAGCGTTGTAGAATTTGCTAACAATGTCGGTCACGATACAGTAAGATTCACCAAAGAACTAGAAAGAATGAAGGAATTCCCTTATAAGTTTATTATACTTGAATTTTCATTATCAGACCTCATGAATTTTCCAGAAGGCTCCAGTATCCCAGAAGAAGACTGGGGAAAATTAAAAGTAACCAATAAGTTTATGCTAAGAAGAATAATGGAATATCAGATGCATCACGATGTTCACGTAATGTTCTGCGATTCTAAGAAAAATGCTAAGTGGGCAGTTTTAAGTATAATAAAAAGAGTAAACGAAATTTTTCAATAAGGGGGTGTGTATGTTGAACTCGGATGCTGTATCTGACATTCAAACTCACGGAATTGATCTGAAGAATAGGGAGATTTTCTTACATGGCTACATAGCTAACACCGACGACGATCCCGGCGTAGACTATAAGATGGCTGCCACATTTTACAAGAACATCAGAACGCTAGATAACATTTCGCACGACCCCATAATTATCCACATGCACAGCGTTGGCGGAAGCTGGAACGACGGAATGACGATATTTGATTCAATAGTCCTGTGCAGATCTTATGTTACGGTCATAGCTTACGGACAAGCCGAATCAATGAGCAGCGTTATACTTCAGGCGGCAGACAAAAGAGTTATGATGCCAAACGCCTACTTTATGGCTCACTTTGGGTCTAGCGGGTATTCTGGAAATTATCTAGATGTTCAAAAAGGGGCCGCGTTTGAAAAGAAGATGACAGAGACAATGCTTGACATATACGCAGAAGAATGCGTAAAAGGAAAGTACTTTAAGGAGAGTTATAACGAACCAGATTTTGACAAAGTTAAAAACTATCTCAAAAGAAAACTTAAGGATGGGGACTGGTACCTAGATGCTAACGAAGCTGTTTATTACGGCTTCGCAGATTTAGTTCTGAACACTAGGAAATGTAGTTCAATAGACAGCTTAAAATAAAGGGGTAACATGTATGAGGTTTTGATTTGGTTAACTGTTTGGTATCTTGTAATGGCTTTTAGCGAGTATTTTATACACAAATACACAATGCATAAAAGAACACTCCTTCCCGAATGGATATGGAGACATCACGCAATTGAGCACCATAAAAACAACAGAAACGATTTAAACGTAGATCTGCCATTTTATATGCATCTGATAGTAGGCTCTCCGCTCTTAACTTTTGCTTATTTTGGATATGGGTTAGTCTCGATGTTATGCTTACTGTTAATTTTTTATTTTCATTCTTATACTTGGACACATGTACACAGAGCAATACACGGCCTTGAAGACCACTGGATAACAAAGACTAATTATTACAAAAGAGCACAGAAACACCATTTAGACCATCACAAAAGACCCGCAAAAAATTTCGGCGTTGTCTTTCTTTGGACGGATCACCTATTTAAAACAAAATATGAATAACTTAAAAAACATAGACGAAGCTTGGTTGAATCTAGATATAGACAATAGCAGTCTTTTTAACCCATTTTCCTTCGTTAACTTCAACGATGATGATTACCACTACAAAATGCTTTGGTTAATGACTAGACCTGAGTACTTCTCTTTTTTATGCAAGCAGGTTTTTAATATAAATATATTGCCGTCTCAAGCCCTCTTCTTATGCGAGATGTGGAATAGAAGATTTCCAATGTTAATAGCTAGCCGTGGTTTCGGTAAGTCTTTTATACTTTCACTCTATTCCATGATTAGAGCTTTACTTTTACCGGAAAGAAAAGTTGTAGTAGTCGGTGCCGCTTTTAGGCAGTCTAAAGTTCTATTTGAGTATATGGAGACTATTTGGAATAACGCACCTATTTTGAGAAGCATGTGCGACTCTAACAGTGGGCCAAGAAGAGATGTAGACAGGTGTGTCATGCGTATCAATAGCTCCCGAGTAACTTGTTTGCCACTTGGTGATGGGCAAAAAATTCGTGGTCAGCGTGCAAACGATATTATAAGCGACGAGTTTGCATCAATACCTAGAGACATCTTCGAAACTGTTGTTGCTGGTTTTGCCGCCGTTAGCTCAGACCCCATAGAAAATGTAAAAAAAATAGCAGCACGCAAGAAAGCTATAGAACTAGGAATAGAAATAGAACAAGAGACAGACGCTATCCTAGAAAGAAAGAACAACCAAATCATCCTTTCCGGTACCGCCTATTATGACTTTAACCACTTTGCAGAGTACTGGAAAAAGTGGAAGTCTATAATAAGAAGTCAAGGAAGACCAAACAAGCTTAGGGAGATCTTTGGCGAAGACGCACCAAAAGACTTCAACTGGCGAGATTACTCAATTATTAGAGTTCCTTACGAACTTCTGCCAGAGGGCTTTATGGACGCCTCACAGGTCGCTAGGTCAAAAGCAACGGTACATGCCGGTATTTATCAGATGGAGTTTGGTGCGTGTTTTACCCGCGATTCTCAGGGGTTTTTCAAGCGTACTCTCATAGAGGGGTGCGTAGCGAACGATGGCTCAAATGATTCAAAAGTTATCAAAGATAGCAAGGGTGAAGATATAGTCTTTGAGGCCAGCCTGAGAGGAGATCCCAATAAGAAGTATATTTTTGGTGTTGACCCAGCCTCCGAGGTTGATAATTTTAGCATTGTTGTATTAGAAGTAAATCACGACCACAGAAGAATAGTTCACTGCTGGACAACCAACAGGTCGGAACACAAACAGAAGGTTAAAAGTGGCTTTTCTTCAGAAAGCGATTTCTACGCCTACTGTGCTAGAAAAATAAGAGACTTAATGAAGATCTATCCCTGTATACATATCGCCATGGACGCACAAGGGGGCGGTATAGCAGTTATGGAGTCTTTACACGACTCAGATAAGCTGGAAGACGGAGAAGTGGCCATATGGCCCGTTATAGACGAGGACAAGGCTAAGGACACGGATGATAACAGGGGTCTACACATACTTGAAATGTGTCAGTTCGCTAAGTATGACTGGCTTTCAGAAGCCAACCACGGATTAAGAAAAGACTTCGAAGATAAGGCTATACTGTTTCCTAGGTTTGATGCCATAACCCTTGGATTGTCAAACGCGGAAGACGGATTAAAAGGTAGAGTCTTTGACACATTAGAGCAATGTGTTTTAGAAATTGAAGACCTTAAAGATGAGTTAACAATGATACAGATAACACAGACAGCCAGCGGTCGAGACAAATGGGATACACCAGAAACTGTCATTGGGACTGGGAAAAAGGGTAAACAAAGAAAGGACCGTTACTCCGCACTTATTATGGCAAACATGGCTGCTAGAACTCTAGCAAGATTACCAGAAGCTACAATATACAACTTCTACGGTGGCTTCGCAACAATGGAAAAAACAGAAAAAAAGGGTGATATGTATTCCGGTCCAAACTGGTTTACAGACTCTATGAAGGATATTTATTAAAAACTAGAATTATTGTGTATAAACTATTAGTAACATTCACAATGCATTTCAATTAATTTTATAGGAATCAAAATGGCTGACGAAAACAAAGATCATCTAATAACTTGGAACGAATCTGACTCCGCAGGAAAGTCCAAGGCGTTTGAAGAATTCTCCGAATCTCAACAGGCTTACGATGGCGTAACGAAGGCCTATCATAGAGAATATTTAGATATTGAGCCAAACAGGTCTGTGAGACCTAGTTTTACAAGCCATGACTATTACGCTTTCCGTCCGGAAGAACAGGTTCCTAGGCGTGCCAAGCGAATTATCAAGATGTGCATGGACGCATATGATAAAGTGGGTATTGTGAGAAATGTTATTGATTTAATGGGTGATTTTGGCTGTCAAGGGATAAACATAGTTCACGAGAACAAAAGCGTAGAAAAGTTCTATCAACAATGGTTTAAAAAATGCAACGGAAAAGAAAGATCTGAAAGATTTCTTAATCAGCTTTATAGAACTGGCCAAGTTTTTGTATACAAGAGCTATGCCAATGTAACTCCAGAAATCAAGAAGTATATTAGGTCTTTAGCTAAAGACATAACCCTAGAAGTTCCCAAGATACAAGACAACACCGTCCCTTGGAGATATAACTTCCTAAACCCAATGAACATAGACATCAAAGATGGAAATATAAACCTATTTTTGGGTGTCAAAAATTACGAACTCACAGCCAATACGTTTTTTGACAACTTCAAAGACGGAGGTGTTCCTCCTAAAATTCTAGAAACCCTGCCTACAAATGTTAAGAACGCAATAAAACAGGGTAAGAAGAAGATACAGCTAGAAGAAGAAAGACTCAGTGCTTTTTATTACAAAAAAGATGATTGGCAGCAATGGGCACATCCACTAACTTATGCCATCCTTGATGACATTATTATGCTGGAAAAAATGAGGCTGGCCGACCTGTCCGCTCTAGACGGAGCCATCTCAAATATAAGACTGTGGACACTCGGCAACTTAGATCATAAAATTCTTCCAAATAAGTCAGCGATAAACAAGCTAAGAAATATACTAGCCAGTAATGTTGGAGGGGGCACAATGGAACTCGTTTGGGGTCCAGAACTGTCCTATACGGAATCTAACAGTCAGGTTTATAAATTTTTAGGGTCTGAAAAATACCAATCAGTACTTAACAGTATATACGCAGGATTGGGCGTTCCGCCGACATTAACAGGTATGGCTAACAACGGCGGAGGTTTTACAAATAACTTTATTTCCCTTAAAACCTTGGTTGAAAGACTCCAGTATGGAAGAGATCAACTCACTAAATTTTGGGAAGCCGAAGTTGAGTTTATCAGGAAGGCTATGGGCTTCAGAAAAGCTCCTCACATAACATACGACCAAATGAGCTTATCTGACGAATCAAGTGAGAAAAATCTATTAATACAACTGGCGGACAGGGACATTATCAGTCACGAAACTGTACTAGAGAGATTTAAAGAAGTTCCAGACGTAGAGAAGATGCGTCTAAAGAGAGAGCAAAAAGTACGCAAAAATGATGATTATCCAGACAAAGCCAGCCCCTTTCATAATGCTAACCACAAACAGGAGCTAGAGAAGATAGACAAGCAGTCTGATATCAACGAAAAGAAAAAGGAAACACAGCCCAATCAAAAACAAAAGGAAATCAAGGATAACGGTCGTCCACCTTTTACTCCCGACGAAGGCCCAAGAAAGAAAAGGGTTGAGACACCCAAGTCTGTACCGGGGCTTGCAGACCTAATTGTTTGGGCGAATGATTCTTTTGAGAGCGTTTCAGATACTCTTAACAAAGCCTTTCTAGGAGCCAACAACAAGAAAAACCTAAGACAACTAACGAAGTCCGAAGTTTGCAATCTTGAAAGCCTCAAAATTCAAGTTCTATCCAATCTCGACCCCATGAGCATTACAGACGAAAAGTCTATATTAAAGGCATTATCCTCAACAAAAAGAACCCCCAAAGCGTTTAGTGATAGACTTGCTTCTGAAAACATCTCAGCCTCAGAAATGCCAATAAATGCATACAAAAAGAAAATCATAGGAGTTTTCGTGGAGTACTATTTCGACAATTCCTAGCGTTTTTTCATTTTTTTTATTTTTTTGTGTATAATCATCTGAGGTAAATATGACTATAAAAATATATCAAAAAGAAATAAACGACGGCATTGGTGATCTTGTAAAGAGCACCGCTAGCGTGGCTTATTGTTCTGAGGCTACCCTTCACAAAGGTGAAGTGGAAAATGCCAAAAATACAATAAACAATGAAGATGTTTTAGAAAGAGTCATAGCCGAAAATAAAGACCAAATAGATCTCTATTATCTAGAATCCGTTTTGGTTTCAACTGGATGGAACAAGAATGATGACGTTTTCTTGTCGGAAGCGACTTGGGAAGCCAGAAATACACCAGAGGATAAGCAGTTTAACTTTATGCACGATGAGAACGATATCATCGGACATATAACAGGTAGTTATATCTTAACCAAGGATGGCAAGGCTATAGCAGACGATGCTAAAATGCCAGAAGAATTTGACATCATAACACAAGCTGTCTTATACAATAGCTGGACTGGTGATGAAAACAGAGAACGTATGGATAGTATCATTTCCGAAATAGAAGAAGGAAAATGGTATGTTTCCATGGAGTGTCTCTTTGCAGGATTCAACTATGCCCTAATAGATGAAAATGGTAATGCAAAAGTATTAGCGAGAGATGAAGAATCTTCCTTCTTAACTAAACACCTACGTGCTTATGGCGGAACAGGTGAATATGAGGGATACAAGATTGGACGTGCTCTAGCTAATATTTCATTTTCGGGCAAAGGACTAGTTGCGAAACCAGCTAACTCAAGAAGCGTTATCTTGAACAGTAAAAGTTCCGCAAGCGTAAACTTTAATTTAAACGAACGTGATTCTCAACTTTTAATAGGAGACATTAATATGTCAGATCAATCACTGTTGGAAAAGCAGTTGGCTGAAGTTCAGACGCAGCTCGCAGAAGCTAAGACTGAAAACGAAGCCATTAAAGCCAAAATCGAAGAAGCAAAAGACAAAGAGTTTGCATCTACGATTGAAGCATTTGAGGCTCAGGCAGAAGAAAGTAAGGCAACGATTGATGAACTTAATGAAGTAATTAAGTCTACTCAAGCTCGCGTTGCTGAACTAGAAGATAGCCTCGCGTCATCCCAAACTAAGCTTGAAGAAGCTCAGAAAGAGGTGGCTGAGATGCAAATGAAAGAAAAAATGGAAAAGAGAAAAGCCGCACTTATAGAAGCTGGTATCAGCGAAGAAGACGTGGAAGAATCTCTTGCAAGTTTTGATGCTTTGGAAGACGAAGCTTTTGAGTCTGTCGTTGCTCTCATGAAAAAGAAAGCAAAGAAAGAAGAAGACAAAAAAGAAGAGGAAGTCAAAGCTGAAGAAGTCGCAACTGAAGAAGAAGAAGCAGAAGCTGAAGAAGTAACTGCCGAGACCTTTGAAGAGGTGGAATCTACAGAAGCTACACTTGTTGAAGCTGATGAGTATGATGAAGTTGAAGCAACTCGTGCAAGCGTTGCCGATTGGCTTTCAAACCACGTCCTTTCTAACAAATAATTTTATAGGAGATTAAACTATGGCTCTTAAAGCAGATAGATACGAAGAATCAACAGATATCAGCCATTTTTATAATGCTGGTACTGCAACTCGCGGTGGTGTTGTTATTCTCGATGCAGCAGCTATTGCCGGTGCTTCTGGTGCCGCACTTGATCAAGGTGAAAACCTTGTAAAGTATGGAACAGTAGATAAAGATAGCGTACCTGTTGGCATTCTTTTAAACGATGTTGTCAACAAAGACTTGACCAGAACTCACTTGAATCAATTCAAGGACGAAGTTCAAAAAGGTGGAAAAGTCACTCTTATGACCCGTGGGTGGGTTGTTACTAGTAACGTCACTGGTACGCCTACCGCTGGCGATGTAGCCTATGCAGCATCAAATGGTGACATTGGGACCAGTGCACCCGGCGGCGGATCTGGTAACTTGGCTATTGGCCGCTGGATGTCTCGCAAAGACGCTGACGGTTATGCTAAGTTGTATGTCAACCTGCCTAACTTTGGCTCTGACCTTTCATAACACCTAACTAAAGGAGACAACATAATGTCATATACAGAAAGACCTAGTGACGAATTTATCGGACTTCTGAAGAAGTCTGGTGATAGCGACCAAAACGTCGCACACGCTGCACAGCGAGAATTCGCTAAAGCGTTAGAACTTCCTTTGCGTAAAGGTGTTCTTGTCGGAAATATCCTTGGTGATATTTTTGAAACTATTAACGTCGAGCCGGGTGCCTCTACCGAGTATCCTCTCGATCTAATTTCTCCGGGCCTTGAGGGTGAGCATGTAGCTTACACCAATCCCGGACACGGTCGTGTTCCAGAACGAGCCGTTGAAAGCGACTACGTAACGATTCCAACTTACAGCATTACTAGCTCGATTGACTTCTTGCTTCGTTATGCTCGTGAAGCACGTTGGGATATTGTAGCTCGTGCGATGCAGGCTCTTGAAGCTGGTTTTACCAAGAAGATGAACGATGACGGATGGCACACCATTTTGGCTGCCGGTGTTGATCGAAACATCTTGGTATACGACGGTGACGCAACCGCCGGTATGTTCAGCAAGAGACTTGTTTCTCTCATGCAAACCACCATGCGAAGAAATGCTGGCGGTAACACTGGCTCCGCTAATCGCGGTCGCCTTACAGACCTTTACGTTTCTCCAGAAGCTCTGGAAGACGTTCGCAACTGGGGTCTGGACCAAGTTGACGAGGTAACTCGCCGTGAAATCTACACTGCAAGCGAAGGTGGTGCCCCAATCACCCGAATCTTTGGTGTAAACCTTCATGATCTCGACGAACTCGGAGAAAGTCAGGAATATCAAACCTTCTTCACGGACGGTCTTGGTGGTTCTGTTCAGACTTCTGACCTTGAGTTGGTTGTTGGTGTCGATCAAGGTGCTAACGACAGCTTTATTATGCCTGTTAAGCAAGCTATGCAAGTCTTTGAAGACCCTGCTCTTCACAGACAACAGCGTGCTGGCTATTACGGCTGGGCTGAACTTGGTTTTGGTGTATTGGACAACAGAAGAGTTATTTTAGGCTCCTTCTAATCGCCCTTTACATCTAAAAGCGATAAAGAGTCATTCTCAGAATATTGGGAATGGCTCTTTTTTCGTGTATAATAGGATGTAACTACAGTCTTAACTAAGGACTTTTAGGAGGTTTTATAAATGGCTTCGTTATCAGACTATTTAGAATCTGGTCTTTTGCACCATCTTTTTAGGGGCCAAAGTTTCCCTAAACCAACAAATATTGCTATCGCCCTATGTTCAGGCGTACCCGTAGAATCATGCGATGGCAATGCTCAATATCATAGTGGTGGAACACTTCCAGAACTCCCTTCAGGGGACTCAAAAAACAACGCCACTGGATATGCTAGGATTAATCTAGGAGATCCATCTTCTGCGGGTAATGGAAAATGGGACTACAGCGAAGATCCTGCTGATGGCAGTGGAATTATTAAAAACGCATCCTCTTTCATGTTTGACGAAGGGGAAGGAAGTGCTGCACTGGTAGATTGGGGTTGGGTCTCAGGTATAGCAATCGTAGATTCTGGTGAATATGGCACTGGAAACCTGTTGATGTACGCGGCACTACAGAATCCCAGAATTATTTATACCGGAGATACAGTAAAGTTTGATACATCGACTTTACAAATTAGCTTTAGTTAGTGGTTTCATAGGCTAAAAAATGATATTAACAAAACCTGAGTATATAGCGAAGATTAATTCTCTATTAGAGGATAACTCTACGCAATTAATATCTCCCCTTGATCTTAGAATTTCACTCAGAGACTTGGTTGATTCAATCCATCTATTTACAGATGGTCACGCAATACTAAGCTCTAATTTTGCTACCCCAGAGACAAGAAGCACCCTAGCTGGTGATTTAGCTTTGGGAAAACTGAAATACGCAGGTAGAACCAGTGTAGACAACTCAGCTTTTGGTTATTATGCTCTTGGTGCAAACTATCAAGGTGCACAAAACACGGCTATTGGTTCCCATTCACTGGGATGTAACCTACACGGTACATATAACTCCTCTTTAGGGTTTAATTCTCTTGCCGGAAACACCACCGGCTCTGGAAACCTCGCGTTAGGCTCGCTAGCTTTTCAAAATGGAAGAACTGGCTCATTTAACATAGCCATAGGTCATGGTGCAGGTAGCCATGTTTCAACAGACGCTAGTTACACCTTCTATCTAGGTATTGACCCTATTGATTCTGATACCGACTGCATTGATAACAATCAGTCCGGTGTAACCCCCCTAATGTTTGGAGACCTACAAAATAATAGACTTGCAATAGGTATTGAGTCTCTCCATAACCACGGAACCCTTCAGGTATCTGGAGATATTACCCCGTCTCACGGCTATCTTTTTAATGCGGGTAATTCTAACTACCCATTTAAATCGGTTAATGAGGTGGTTTATTTTTCTGGGGGTAAAGTTGGCGTAGCAACCTCTGCACCATCTGGAAACCAAGGCTTAATGACCGTTGCCGGTAGTATAGTTCCAAGCGAGAACGGTATATACTCTCTAGGCTACTCAGACGGCACGGTGGATGGAAACAAACTGCTTTGGGATGGATATTTTAATGATATTGTAGTCAGCGGAAACGCCATGATTAATGATTTACAATATCACACAATAAATGAGTGCATTTACGATTGCAAAACCCTACATTTAGCTACTAGCGGCCTCTGTGACGATTCAGCACTTGGTTTCCATAATGACTCACTGTGCGGCTATTTGACTGATGAATCACTAGACGGTGCTGGATTCATAACTCACTCTAGCGGCTATGACTACAGAAGAGACTACAAATTTATATTCAGAAATTCAGATCCAAACATAAAATGCTTAGAAATAGATAATCATTTTGCTAGATCTAGATGGCAATCAAATATAAGTATAGAAATTGATAGCGGTTGCCACTTCCAAGGCAATAGGGTCTTAGGAAGCCACAGCCTATCCCTAGCTAAACAGAGCGGCTGCTACGGTATATTTACGCGTAGTGAACATCCTTCTGGCGATAAAGCCTATATAGGTAGAGAAGATCACGTCGGTGCATATCCAACATTTAAAGATGTAAACTTTATAGCTAATTCAGGCACACACCTAGGTGCTGATGCTAACCCCTCCGGATACGACTATTCTGTAATGCTCGGAACTGTTGATTCGGGCGTTAAAATTACTCACGAGTTTGCTAGCAGGATAAAGACAACTGCTGGTAAGCGAGGGTTTAGAATTGTTTATCACGATGAGCTTGATGCATAAAGAGGAAAATAATGACTAAAAAAGATAGACTATCAATACATGTAGATAATGGTAATTCTGAATCTGAGATTTATGAAGCCGTAACTATTTTAAGGAATGTGGGAGACCCTTCACAGTCTGGACTTGTTGGTGTAACTAATAAACAGCGAGACGCAGACGACGCCCCGATTATACCAGATACTATTTTTAATGTTCAGGCAGATTCTGAGTTGGAGGCAAGATTTTCAACACACTCTTCTACATCAAGAAGTAAAATAGAACTTTTAGGAAATGGAAATCAGCCTTCTTCAGGTATGGTTATATCATATCAAAAAGACTCTCAACGTTCTTACGAATTAGCCAAATTAGGAGAAAATGCCGCCGCCATTGAAATTGATGGACTACCCGGAGACTCTATAGCCCACGACGTAGGTAAAGAAATAAGCTTTTTAGTTCACCAAAACGGAACTACAGCAATCGGGTCGATAAATTCTAGAGGTGCAGGCTTAATAGACCAAGATGGCCAATCTTTACAGTCTCTTAATGGTATAGACACAAACTCAGCCTTACAAGTTTCTTTAAGCGGATATCCAAAAAGAAGCGGAACTCTTTCCCTCAGAGAGCAATCCGATTCACCTCTTGCGGCAACAAACTATGGTAAAGTCTATGTAAAGCCATACGAGGTTGGCACACAAACCCAAGCTTTATATTTTGCAGACGACGGAGGAAACGAATTTAACTTAGTTGCTAGTACTCTTGATTCTACAAACGGGAATCTTTACGGAAACCAGTATGGCAATACTTTTGGCGGTTGGTATACCCCCAGATCCAGAGGTGAATCCAGTAAAACATTAAGAAATACTTACCTTGGGCATGGAATTGATGTAGGTATTGACTTTAAACCTGCGTCATCAGATAATACGATAATTGGATATCATGCGGGTAGCGGTCTAAAACAAGGCAAGCAAAATACAATAGTTGGATCAAACTCCTTTACGCAGTCTTCGCCAAGCGATGGGAATATTGTGCTTGGGTATAAAAACCTTACCCTTTCAGATCCGCTATCGGATTCTAGAGAAATGGTAAACAATACCATAATTATTGGTAACAACCTTTATGTGGACAATTATCCTCCAGATTATTTATTTGCTGTAGGTCAAGAAACCCCTTTGATAACTGGCCAATTAAAAGGCAGCTCTAGAACTGTTGCAATTCTTGCTTCAGACTCTGAAGATACAAGGTTCGCAGTAGAAAAAGGTGATTACGATTATAACTTAGGTCATATGTTTGACAATAGTAGACACACGGTGACTTTTGGTAGTCAAGACAAAGTCTCTACCTTGCAGACTAGATCAATGATGTCCATGAGATTTTTAAACTCTATTGGTCACAGCCAAACTTTAATGGATTATGACCCCAGCGGTCTTATACCCATAACACCAACTTGGGAATCTCCAACCTTTAAAAGACCCACAGTATCCATAAGTGGTGATTTACGTGTATTAGGTGACGTTAGATTTAATGACGGCACATCTCTTAACTCAATTGCCAACTTTAGAAAGTACTACGGTTTAGAGGTCTCCGGCATCAAAAGAATGCTAATTGGTACCAGTTATTACCTAGGCTTAGACTTTGATAATGTAAAACTTGCCTCTGAGCTAACAAGCCCCATAGTCGCTGATGAATCTTACGTTGCCGTTGACGTTGCTGATGGATTAGGCAAGATGAGCTTGACTGCGTTAGGCAATTACGTAACCGCAGGTTCAGCAAGTTTTTCTGATAATTGCAACGCTCTATTCACAAACCCCGGCAACACAATAAAGTCTGCTCTCAATTCTCATTCCGTTTTCATCGGTTGCGATGTGGCCACAAACGCCACAGGCTGGAAGCACGGAGTGTTTATTGGTACCAACGCTGGTTTAGATTCTACAACAACCAACGGCAGCCTTTCTAGCGACACTGCGTGCACTTACATTGGGTATATGGCTGGGCATACAGCGTCTAACACCGACAATGCCATATTTATAGGTAGCTCTGCTGGTAAAAATGCAGATTCTTCAACCAAGTCCATATTTATAGGTCCGGGTGCTGGAGAAAATAGTACCAACCCCAACTCCATTGGTATTGGTGCCCACGCTTTAGGCGGAGAAATTTCTGATTCTGAAGGTGGTTCTAGAAATATTGAATTAGTAGCCGGTCTTGACGATAACCAGAGATTGCTTTATACTAGCGGTGAATTGTCTGATACTCTTAATATTCAAAACTCTATAGCCGGTAATACAAAAACGCCGAGTATATCAATAGGTAAAGCTACCCTGACACCAAGTGCACCGCTTGAGGTCATAAGACATACCACCGACACAAATTACTCACTAGGCCATACGGATATTAATATTCAAAAGTGGATAAATAACACGTCCGGTGTGGCTAGGGTAAATTCTTCAGGGTCTTTCATAAGGAGAAACTCTGGCGGGCCGGATGTTAACCATCAAACTGAACCCGACGCCAAATGTGACTCTTGGTTCGGTACACACGAAGGTATAATGACTGAGTACATATATGCTCCAACATCATTTACATCTCCTGTAAGCGGCTGGATGCGTACTAGAAGTTATGAAAATGGCTTCCTTGACGATAGACTCTTACTAGTAACATCTAGGGATACAACACTAAACATTCACGGGCCGGGTGCTGTAGGTGGTGCCGCCTATGTAATAACCATGATGGTTAATGGTGAACACAGACCGATTTATGTAAGCTGCTCCGGCACTAGTTAGGAGGCGTTCATGACTCAGTGCTGCCAGTGTGACGGATTAGTAACTCCCCCACCTCCACCTCCTCCCGGTGCTTGCTGCTACGGGCTTACTGAATGGTCTAGAACCTGCGAAGATGATGTAGAAGTAAACGACTGCTTGTCAAGACCCGGTGGTGTCCATTCTCCCAGCACTCTTTGCTCTGCCATTGATTGTAGTGGTCCTCCACCGACCTGTTTCATCTCTGAATCGCAAGTCTTAATGAGTGATGGCTCTTATAAGTCAATATCTGAGGTTGCCGTTGGTGAAAAGGTAAAATCCATCAATGGCGAAGTCAACACGGTAGTACACATAGAAAAAACAATCCTCGGAAATAGAAGACTGGCTTCCATAAACAACTCAGATTTCTTTTTTAGCTACGATCATCCTATTATTACTCAGGATGGCTTTAAATCGCTGGAAGTTGAGCTTTCAAGACAACTTTATTCTGAATTAGACTTTGTGGGAAATCTTAACGTAGGAGATATCATATTTTCAGAAGCTGGTAAAAAACCGGTAAAAGAAATTAAACTAAAAGACTCAGAAACTGACTTCGACACGGTACTATACGACTTGTCTCTAGACGGCAATCATATATATTATGTAAACGGTATAGCTTTTCACAACTGTTCATATGGTAGTTGGTGCTGCCCTACCTTGGAAACAACAAAGACGGGAACTGCTCCCGGACAATCCCCGAACAGCAATTGCGTCTGGCCCAATACCGGTGGCGAATACTACTGGGTATTAGACCCCGTCAACCATAAGCGACTTAGGTACAATTATCCGGGGTATGATCCGGAGACTAATTATATTGACTGTACGGATGTCTGGGTTGGGGTAGTCAGCTGCAATGAATGCACATCGACGACCACCACTACTACCACTACGTCAACGACGACAAGCACTACCACAACAACCACCGAGGAGCCAGATAAAGGTTGTTGTGTTGAAGAGTTTGGTGATTATTCTTGTCTCAATCTGTCTAGTGAATTGTGTACAGCTTTAGGGGGTACGGTTTTAGAAAAGCCCTGTGGTGAATATGCAAACCCGTGCGGTTTAGGAACCTGTTGCACTAAGCATTGTTGCGGTGGCGATTATTCTTATTCATGCGAAGATAATGCACATTCTGCAAATTGCACCAACGAAGCTTTTCACGAGAGCGGTGACGGGTGTGCTGACGGGGTTAAGGTTTTCACAGAATACACAAGCGATGGTTCCCCAAGCTGTGCTGAGACAAACTGTTCCGAAAAAATCTATTCGGGCGACCCATGCCCTTCCGAAGACTGTAATTGCCCAGATGAAATTTCAGGAACTTTTAAGTTTTGTCACGGGAAAAAGGACTGCGGCTGCTCTATTTGCGATATTGAGTTCGGCCCACTGAGCGGAACGTCAGACATAAGAAGATTTTTCTTCAACCCGTTTCATGACATTGATTCCGATGCCGACACCATTACCATATCCGGTCACGGTTTAGAGGAGGGGCAGGTCTTCAAATATGGTAAAGATTCTCTCGACTGCTGTTTTATAGTACTCGCTGAAAACGTTTGTTATTATGCAGTGAACGTTTCGGGGGACACATTTCAGGTGTCTCTTTCTAGAGGTGGCACTCCCCTAAACTTGTATCGTGATTGCCCTCAAGATTGTTCTCCGTGTTACATAGGGCCTCTAGGAAATTTAGGAGCTAATGACGATGGAGGCATTTGTGATACTAATGATGTACACTATTTTGAAACATTTATAGAAAGAGAAGATTCTATTAAAAGTGGTGATGGTGATTTCCCCTGCCGTACAGGGCTTAATCCCACTGTTTATAAAGGCGAAGGCACAACGGACTGTGGGGACACATGGTGGATAAAGATTTTCTGCTATAGTAATCACGAAGGTACAAGCAAAGATAGGTGGAAGGTTTTTTGGGGCTCTGATACATGCGGTATCATCGAGGTTTCTCATGAATTTGAAGACAACGCTCCGGGTCAATCTTGTTCCTCTCCTCCAACCTATGATATAGACGATAGACTTGTTATTAAGTCTACAAGGGGAGATTTTGAGTGGTTACCAAACGACCCGTTTACCCCATGCGATCCGTGGTTTGACTGCAATTGTTGCACGACCACAACCACAACCACTCTTGGTCCGGACGAGTGCGGTGATTTTGCACCCCCATGTGATAGTAACTGTCGAGAAGCCCGAGCGGTTACATGTTGCTATCCAGATGGGAGTGTCGTTAGCATGGACTGTCTTCACCAGCCTGAAGGGTGCTGCTGCTGCTGCCCAGATGGAACAACCATAGGGAATGAAGAGGGTGAATGCGTTAGCGGTCCGGGCGGCGACGATGAGCCACCGGGAGAGGGTGTAACAACCGGACGCTGCTGTTATGTAGAAGACGGCGTTGTCACATGTGTTGTCAACAGCTCTGAAGAATGTGGTATTTTAGGAGGAACGTGGTCCAGCGGACTAAATTGTGATGGAGACCCCTGTAACACCACCACAACTACCACAACGACCACCACAACTACTACCAGTGATCCCGGTGGCGATCCCGGTGGTGGTCCCGGTGGCGATGAAGAAGAGCCCGCAACGACGCCACCGTAGCGGCAGTGGAGCATAACTAAGATTTTATTTTTAAAAGGAGAGGTTAAGATGGAACAAACATTAACTATCGGAATGGCACACCACAACGACTATCACGGGGTGTACTTTACAATTCAGGACATTAGAAAAGAACTCATTTTTAACAGAAGACATGACCTTCTGCAAAGAATAAAGTTCTTAGTGGTTGAAAACGACCCCGGCAGTAAGCACGCCCAGATGCTTAAGGACTACAGCAATAAAGTTAGAAATTTAGAGGTAATTGACCTAACAGAAGATATTGGAACTTCACCGGCTAGAAATAAAATTATAGAAGAAGCAAGAACTAATTTTGTACTAGTAATGGATTGTCATGTATTACTCTGTCCGGTTGTAGAAACCCTAGATAAATTATTTAGCTTTTTGGAATACAATTCAAAATCAGATGATTTGTATACAGGCCCCCTGATTCACGACGACCTGATGAATTTTTCCACCCACTTTAACGATACTTGGGGAGGACACATGTGGGGTCAGTGGGGTTCTGCTTGGCAGTGTGTGTGTGAAAGCTATAATTTTGCGATACATAATGAGAATGACAAGGTTTCCTTCTTTTCCTTGGAAAAGCAAGAGAAATTAGATAAATGTGTATATTGTAATAGAGAGTTTCCTAAAGATATTGGATTTTACGGACATGAAAAACCCCTATCGGATCAGGGGTATTCAAAGGTTGGGCGAGATCCAAGCAGTTGCCCTTTCCCTGTTTTTGCCCAAGGGTTAGGCGTTTTTCTCACCAGAAAGGCCTCGTGGCTCAAGTTTAACGAGCACGCAAGAGGCTTTGGCGGGGAAGAATGTTATATACACGAAAAATACAGAGCAAATGATAGACAAACGATATATTTGCCGTTCCTAAGATGGCTACATCGTTTTGGTAGACCAGACGGTGTTAGATATGAACTAACGGCAGAAAACAAGGTTAGAAACTATATACTAGAGTTTTTAGAATTAGGCATGGACCTATCGCCCATTAAAGAGCATTTTGTCGAGGATGGCTCTTTTAGCCAAAAGGACTTTGATTTAATTGAAGGAGAATGCAGAGGCCTATATCAAGACTCAGACACTACACTAGACGCGGATGTTCTAAGAGAGATAGAGACATTAAAACTAAAATTAAAACAGTTAACTAAAAAATCATGCTGCAAAAATAAGAAATGCAAAAACAATAACTAGAGAGTAAATCATGGCATTTGTTTTATCAGATAGAGTTAAAGAAACCACTACCACTTCGGGCACCGGAAGTATTACCCTTGGCGGTGCTCTTGGCGGCTTTGTTACCTTTTCTTCTGCGATAGGAGAGGGTAATAAAACCTATTATGTTATAGAAAATGACGCTAAATGGGAAATAGGTATTGGTACATATTCCTCTGGTTCTCTTTCGAGAGATACTGTTATTTCTAGTTCTGACGGTAGCTCTAAAATTAGCTTGTCTGGTGTCTCTTTTGTTTTTGTTGCGTTGCCGTCCTCAAAAACTGTACTGGTTGATAACGAAAGTGCTACTACGCTTCCCGGAGATTTATCTCTAGCCGGAGGGTTGTTACTATCTACAGCGGACAGCCTTATAGAAGCTGACAACTTGTTGGTTCATAAGCACGCAAATATAAACAATATAACTTCTAGTGGAGAAATAATAAGTAGTGGATTTTTAACCCTTAAAAGAACTGGGGATGGCTGTTTCTTTCATGCGTATAAAGAAGATGGTACAAATAAAACCTTAGCACTGTACACTGACGCTGCCGTCTCGCCAGAATGGAAGCTTGGCTTAAAGTCAGGTCCAGACTCTTCAGGAGACCCACCGACCTATGCTTATATACGTGCTACGGACGGTGAGTTTGGTTTATATGGTAATAGCCAAAACAGTTTAGAACTGAGCCATGGCGGAGGTTTCGTTCTGACAAACAAGGGCAGCACCATGATTACTTCTGCCAAGGCCACCGGTACTGTAGTTAATGCCCAAACGTCCACTTACCCGGTTTTTGTCTTAAAAGCTGCCACGTCTCATTCCGCTAATCTACAAGAGTGGCAAAATAGTGCCGGATCAATATTGACAAAGGTCGGCAATGACGGTTCTTTAACAGTTAAGGGTACCGATGTCCTAGCAGATATGGCGAAGAACTCTGAGAGCGGTGTCGCGATTAGCGGTTGGGCTTCTGCCAGCTTTACTACTGGAACACACTTGCCAGCCGCTAGTGGTACGCATATCTCGCAAAATGCAGAGGATATCATTACCGTCTCCGGGATAGCTAGCGGAGTGCCTCAAAACACAGAGGATATTGTTACTGTATCAGGAATAGCTGCCGCAGCTTACACTGGCACTGGTGATATTAATGTAGACCAGTATATTTATCATAATGGGGATACGAACACTTATATTAGATTCCGAGGCGATCAGCTCGACTTTGTGGCTGGTGGCAGGACGATGCTTACACTGGACAAGACATCTCAGGATATAGTTAAGATCAATGACGGTAAAAACGATGTTGATTTTCAGGTTGAAGGCGACGGTGAGGCTAATCTTATAAGAACAAATGCTGCGGATGATTTGGTTGGTATTGGTACGGCTCATCCGGACTCCCTTCTTTCTTGTAGCGGCATCGGTTCGTTTGAAACGATACGGTTCAAGGATGGAACTTCTCAAACCACAGCTGGCGATGGAAGTGCTGCTGATATAGTAAGTACGTCAGGGTGGAATAAGTATTTCACCGAACAATTAGACCGTCTCCCTCATGAATCTGGGTATTATCTATTAGATTTAGTGGATCACAATTCACATAGCGGTATTGCTATATCGGGATATAACGAATGGTATGCAGACAAAAAGGTTGCAAACCTAGTAGATAGTGCTCCGGCCACACTGGACACTTTGAACGAGATAGCGACCGCTTTAAGTGGCGACGCTAGTTTAGCAGTAAGCCTCACTCATGAAATAAGAGCAAATTCAGCTAGCGGCGTTGTGGTTTCAGGTATTGCAGAGGCGGTCATGGCTTCTGGACAAGTAATAACAACCAATACCACTGCACTTAATGCTTCAGGCCAAAAAAACAAGGATAATTACGACTATGGGTTTGTCACCAGTGGCGTACATTTGACTCAAAACGCTGGTTACACCGATCCGTTGTCTGGAGTAATTAGCTCTAGTGGAATTCGTACAAGTGGAGTAGTATTAGGAAACAACGTTCCCCCCAACACACACTGGGCACTTTACAATGATGGTGGAACACTTAAGTTTAACGGTTCTGCCGTTGGTGGTGGTGGTGGAGATGGCAGTGCTGCTGATATACTGGCAAACTCTGCGAGTGGCGTAAACCATGCAGCCGATATCATCCGCAATGCGGCCAGTGGTACAGCCGTATTAGCAGAGCTTAGGATAGAGTCTGCGAGTGGCGTAAACCATGCAGCGGACATTATCCGTAATTCTGCCAGCGGTACCGCGACCAACACCTCTGTTGCTACGAACACCACGAATATATCCAACAACACAGCCGATATGCTTCGGATGGCCGCAAGTGGAACAAACCACGCAGCGGATATTATTCGTAATGCTGCCAGTGGTACAGCCGTATTAGCAGAGTTGAGAACAGAGTCTGCGAGCGGTGTAAACCATGCAGCGGACATTATCCGTAATGCCGCCAGCGGAACCGCCGTGTTAGCTGAATTAAGAATAGAATCTGCCAGTGGTACACAGGCGTTTGCAGAGTTTCGCTCCGGCTTTGCCGCTAGTGGGCTAACCTACGCCAACGGAGCAGACAATAGGATTGCTACCTTTACTGACACTAACGCTCTGAATGGCGAGGCTAACCTTACTTTCGATGGAAGCACCCTAAATCTTATCAATGGCCATACACGCTTCTCTGTAGCGAACGACGGAAGTATTACTACTAGTGGAGATATAACTACAAGCGGTATAGTAAACGCCAGTGGCATGTCTGTTAGCGGCTTGTATTTAGCAAATTATGTACCAACATCTACAACCTACAGACTTTATAACGATGGCGGAACACTAAAGTTCAACGGCTCTGCTGTAGGCGGTGGTGGCGGAGGCGGCGGTTCTATGACTACCGTAAAAGCAAATGGTAGTCAGGTTGGCGGTGCTGATATTGTCACTCTGGATTTTTCATCCGACTTTTCAGTTTCTGAGACACCTGATACAGAAATCAATATCTCGATAGGAACATTAAACCAAAACACGACAGGAAGTGCAGCCACTCTTACAACAGCCAGAGCAATAGCATTAGCTGGAGACGTAACGGGTACCGCAAACTTTGACGGCTCGGCAGGTATTTCTATTACAAGCACGATAGCTAACGACGCTGTAACTTATGCCAAAATGCAAGACACTTCTGCTGACAACAGGTTATTAGGTGCTGCTACCGCTGGGACCATTGGGGAAGTTCAGGTTGCTACAGATATGGTAGCAGACGATGCTATCACTTATGCTAAGATACAAAATGTCAGTGCTACAGATAGAATTCTTGGTAGAGATAGTTCAGGGGCAGGAGTCATAGAAGAAAT